TCCACGCAGGACATCCACCAAGTGAAAAGGCGAATTGAGGATCAGACGTTTCGTCTTTTGGTCGTAACCGACCTTGATCTGATTATTCATATCAGTGATCCTCGAAACGGGACATCTCTTCGTGCTTGGTGACCAAGTGTTCGACGTACTCGGCGTCGTTCGTCTCGTCGACAGCTGCTAACGTGTCGACGATGCGCACATGGATTGCGTCAAGATTGAGCTGAGGGTAGACACCGACGCCTTCACGACCACGACCGAAATCGACCTCGGTGATTTCGACAGATGGCGGGTAGCCTGGAGACCCAACACCGGCTCGAGCGTCGAACCATTGGGCTTCTCCTAGGTCGTACTCGAAATAGACCTTGATTTCGGTACCGTCGTCAATTTCCCAGACGATGTGATCGGGATAATTCATTTCTTGGACTCCTTCGCGATATAGCTCGGGCAAACATCCCAGTTATCGTGAATAGATGGCGGCTTGATCGGCGGCAAATTGCGATCAGTATCAAAGCGACGCTGACAAGTCAGGCAAGCGATGAACAGCACTGGTCTGTAATCGACATACCCCATCAACAAACCCGGGCATCTGGCAAGACCTTGTATCATGGTGTTCCTATATTGGCTAAGGTAGCCCCTTAGGGGGGCTAGTCCTCCGGGGCAGGATCAGGTGCTGGCGGCAGCAGCGGCCTTGGCGGCACGTGCTTCGCGCTTGGCTTGAGCTTCAGCCAGACGGGTTTCGACCGTGTTGGTGTAGCCACCGTCATCGCGGATCTGGCGAATCGCGTCCAGCGTAACGATGCCCTTCTTCAGCGCACCACGCAGACGATTGCGCAGATTCATCGACTGCTGACCGATGTTCAGCCGCGTGTACGGGTTCGCGCCGAGCTGGAGCGCTTGCAGTGCGATTGCCACGACGTCTTTCGGCTCGACAGCGTCGAAAATGGTCGCGATGTCGTCGGTCGAGCGAAGACGGCCGTTCATGGCCTTCACGTAGCGAGCACGAGCGTCGCGCAGAGCGAGCATCGACCCGGCGTAGATGCCGGATTGGGCGGCTTCGGCGGCGGCAGCTTCTTTCGCGGCACGAGCGTCGGCACGTGCTTGCGCTTTCGCTTGCTTCTCGGACTCCTTCGCAGCTTGAGCCTGAGCACGGGCTTCGGCCTTGGCTTGTTTCTCGGCAGCAGCAGCGGCTTTTGCGGCTTCACGAGCGGCCTTGGCGGCTTCGCGCTCGGCGGCCTTGGCGGCCTTTTGGTCGGAATGGTCGGTCACAGCTTGAACCTCCTGTTGGAAAACGCTGTAACCGGATTGTACCACAGGCTCAGCCGGTGTGTCAACTGGTGTGGGCGTGGTGGCTTGCGCTTGCGCAAAGATGTCGGCCATCGACAGGGATTCGGGCTGTTCCGTCTTGCGGGCGCGAATGCGCTTCGTCGCGGCTTTCATTTCGGTCTGGCGGGTCTTGGCAAGGGCTTTCGACATGGGGGCTCCGGGATAAGGAAAGGTGAAGGTGTTGTCGCTCTTGGTGAGGGTGTGAACAGCAGACGCGAGCAACATTTCGCTGCTGGGAGGGTGATCGCTTTTCACAGGCTCAGCAGCACGACGACGACGGTGAACCAAGCGAGCGCGAAGGTCGCGCCACCGATGATTCGCCATGCGAGCGAGTGGATTTCTTCGTGGGACATCTGACTATCTCCTATCAAAATACCGATTTGACCACAGTAAAAGGAGGTTGTCAACCCCCTTTCGCGTTACTCGACGGGAATCAGGGTTCCAAAATCGTCGACGACGGCGTGAACGTTCCGGCACAGCGGGTAATGATTCGTGCCATTGACTGCACACAGCGTGATCAGCCAAGCGCCAGGACGGGCGATATCGTGCCAACGCTGAAATATCCACATCACACCGCCACGCATCAAGCTGCCTGCCGTGTGATCACCACTGTATATCCAAGTGGATGCCGGGGGGGTCGGGTAATCCAGAAACATACGTGCTCCGTTCTAGTGTCGGGAGTGACACTGGCAAGCCACCCGGGCTTGCCGCTGCCACCGCAGCGGGTTCGATTAGACGCGGCGTATGTCGGCGTAGTACACCGTACGGGTCCGACCGTCTGGGTTGCCAAAGCTGGCGTAAGGGCGGAGCTGACCGGTCAAGCGCCAGACGTGGAGGTCCAGCGTCGGGTCGGTGTTGGCCTTACGCCAGTCTCTGACCCACTGAGCCCGGTCAGCCTGTGCTGCCTTCGCAGCAGCACGCGGGTCGAGACCACGGTGGTCTTCGTAGTCGAGGGGGTCCCACACGTAGGTCGAACCACGTTGACGAAACAGCCTGTCGTACATATCGGACTCCTAAGGGGCTAGGGGTTAGGAAAGGTCGACGCCGAGAGCAGCGAGAGCGGATTCGAGCTTGTCGGCGAGGTCGGTCGAGAGACCGTCAACGTGGGAGAGGTGCTCGGCCACACCCCGATAATCGGACTGGAGGAAAGCTTGCCACGCCAGCGCCAAGGAATCGGTGGCTTCGTGGGGGCGACCCAATTCGGCGAAAGCCTGCGCGAGCAAAGTGCCGAGCGCTGTACGCTCTTGAGAAACGAGGGAGGTGAACATCTGGGACTCCTAAGGGGCTAAGGGCTGGGGGGATCTCCGCTCCAGTACCTGTAGTATACCAGAGCGGAGGGGGTTTGTCAAGATATCTCAGAGTGACCCTACAGTCAGCAGGGTCAAACCAGTCAGACGACCTTGAAGGAGGGGTGGACGCTGGACCAGTGATCGGCCGTCTTGCGCACAGCGTCGACGGTAACGAAGCCAGACTTGACAGCGTGGCGGAGCTTGTTACGCAGGTTCATCGACTGCTGACCCGGGTTGAGGTGCAAGTAGGGGTTCCCTTCCAGGTTGAGCAGCTTGATGCAGACCTCGACCACGCGTTCACGGCTGAGAACCTGGAGAGCGTCGGCCACCACATCACCGCAGTGAGGGTTACCGTTGGTGCCTTTGACGTAGTGACCGGCCTTAGAGCGCTCGCGAAGGGCGAGCATCGGACCAGAGTAACCAAGGATCGGGGTGGCGTCGTTGGCCGTGGGGTGACCGGTCACCGGGTCGACCCCCATAGACTCACAAGCTGCCTCGAAGGAGACGCCGAGCACCTGGGCTTCTTCGCGAGCGGCGGCAAGGTTCGCGGCGTGGACCGTGTTGAGCGTGTCGGTGAGGGACTGGACGATAGCTTCGGCTTGTGTGATCACCTCGGACTCGTTGGCGTTGGCGCTGTCGGCCACCTCGTTGAGGTGAGCGCGAAGGGCTTTCTTGCTGGCGACCTTGCGCGCCTTGTCGGCGGCGGCGGCGCGAGCGACCTGCTCGGTGGTCTGGGTCAGGGACTTGACGGGTTGGCGCTTGGTCACGGTAGGCTCCTAAGGGGCTAAGTGCTGGGCTTCTTGCTCCAGTACCTGTAGTATACCACCGGCGAGGGGGTCTGTCAAGTACTCGTTAAATCACCCTACGGAGCGTAGGGTCATTAGTCTCTGACTAATGACGGAGGGGGGCGATAGGCGTGGACTAAGAGCCGGCCGGAAATTAGACGTTGACTAAGGAAACGAGGGGGCGATAGGAGACGCCTATAGGCCGAGGGGGGATACCCACTCCAGGCAGCTGGAGTATCCCCCCTGGAGTGAGGGTGGAGTGGGGGGTCTGGAGGTGGAGTGGGGGGGTATACTAGCAAGAAACGTGCCAGATCGAGGAGCCCCTTGCACTAAGACAACATACCCGCTGGAAGGGGGATACTCCAGACCCCCACTCTAGGGAGGGCTCCAGTCGGCAGGAGTGGGGTCTCCCCGCCGGAGACATATACCCACTCCACCCCACTCCACCTCTCTAGACATATGTGGGGTCGTAGGGTAGTGGCGGAGGGGTATGGGGGGAGGTCTGGACACCACGTGGACGGCGGAGTAGGTCTCGAGATATGGAGTGGGGTGGAGTGGGGGGGGTATCCCCCCCCCTCGATAGACGGAAACTATCGTAACGCGTACTTCGATAGTGAAGCCTCGAGCATGTTTAGCACAGCCGTAGCCAGCCGTCAAGCCCCCCCGGTCTTTGACCCTATAGTTTGTAGGGTGGTTCGCTTGGCTCTTGCGTGCTTCGTTTCGTTGTGGTATACTCCAGTTACTGGCTCAAGACGACCAGACCCCTTAGCCCCTTAGGAGTAACGAAGTGAACAACAGCCGCAACCCCCTTACCCGTCTCCTCGCTGCTCTGACGCAAGCGAAGCTCGCGACCCTCGGCGCCCAGCGTGACCTCGTACTGCACGCTTCGCAGCAGGCTCGTTCGCTTCGCTTCGCTGACTGCGCCACCACCCTTAGCCTCGTCGACGGTCTGCCGACCGACCTCGCCGACCGAATCGAACAAGCGCTCAGCGACCTCGGAGTTGACCTGACCTAAGCCCCCGGGCTTCGCTTCGCGGGCTTCGCTTCGCGGGCTTCGCTTCGCGGCCGGCGAGCGCTGGTCGAAGTGAAGGTATACCCCCCGGAGATCCACCCGCGAACCGACTAGCCGGAGCCGACGTTAACGTAGGTTTCTTCCGAACTAGAAAATATCTAGAATATGCCTTGTCATACTCGGTCCGCGATGCACATTCCACGACACTGGTTTTCTGTGGTATACTACGAGAATGAGTGAAAGTATCGTCGAATTAGTAGACCAGCCAGCCGTGCCGTCAATGACTTTGACGGTCGCTGAACACGATGAATTACCATTGGTGCCATTGTCCATCGATGAAGATTCTTTTTGTCTGGCGATGGTGGAATGTTCCGGTAACGTGGCCGCTGCTTACCGGATGGCGTTCGGTGAAGAGGCGAGGTATCCCGGCAGCAAGGGCAAGGAACTTCTCGCACGACCCAATATTCAAGCTCGCATTCGTGAGTTATCGACGGCTGTCGAAGACACGACACTGTTCAGTCTCGGCACGCACTTAATGGAATTGGCGACCATACGAGACATGGCGAAACTCCAAGGTCAGTTGAAGGTAGCGTTGCAGGCGGAACGTACACGCGGTGAAGCAACGGGTCTTTATCAACAGAAGCCACAAAACACCGGACAAACGTTGGTCCAGGTGAATATGGTCAGCAAATACGACGTCAGTATCTGATGGCGGAATTCAAACTCACGGGTCGGCAAGAAGAAGCGCATGCTATCTTGGCAGGTGCAGCCACGCACGGTATGTTGTTCGGTGGTAGTCGAAGTGGCAAGACGTTTCTTCACGTACGGAACACCATACTCAGAGCCATGAAGGCGCGGCGTTCGCGCCACGCGATTCTGCGATACCGTTTCAATCATATCAAAGCATCCATCATCCTGGATACATTTCCGAAAGTGATGGAGTTGTGTTTCCCAGGCGTCGAGTATACGCTGAACAAAACCGACTGGTTCGTGACTTTACCGAACGAGTCAGAATTATGGTTTGGCGGTCTTGATGACAAAGAGCGCACGGAAAAGATTCTGGGGCAAGAGTACGCGACGATCTATTTCAATGAGTGCAGTCAAATCCCGTTCAATTCGCAAGCGATCGCGATCACCCGACTGGCACAAAAGGCAGAAATCGCCCCCAACGAATACCTGACGCCACGGGCGTTCTATGATATGAACCCGACGGACAAGATCCATTGGACATATCGAATGTTCATTCAAAAAGTCGACCCGGAAACGAAAAAACCACTTCCGGACCCCGACAAATATGTGTCGTTTCAGATCAATCCTGAGGACAACCTCGAGAACCTGAGTAGCACATATATCGACACTCTGCGAAGCCTCAGTCCGCGCCTGCAAAAGCGATTCTTGCGGGGTGAGTTTACTGACGGCACACCAAATGCGCTGTTCAACGACCAACTGATCGAAACGTGGCGAGTGCTGAACGGCGACATACCGGATCTAGTACGGGTCGTGGTCGCAGTTGATCCTTCGGGATCCGGGGACGACGCCGGAAGTGAATCGGACGCGATCGGTATAATGGTGGTCGGTCTCGGAACAGACGGTAACGCATATGTGCTCGAAGACTTGACGGTAAAAGCCGGCCCAGCGACCTGGGGACGGGTTGTCGTTGACGCGTACATTCGCCACGAAGCAGATATATGCGTCGGCGAAGGTAATTACGGCGGCGCGATGGTATCGTACGTCGTCAGAGCAGCTGCCAACGCACGCCATGCCCGAGTCGCATACAAACAAGTCACAGCCACTCGTGGAAAAGTCGTACGAGCAGAACCCGTGTCGGCACTCTATGAACAAGGTAAGGTGCGACATGTTGGGTATTTGCGTGAACTCGAAGAGGAATTGTCGGGATTCACGACAAACGGCTATACTGGCGACCGTTCACCGAACCGTGCCGACGCACTGATTTGGGGTATCACCGAACTATTCCCGGCGATCGTATCACCGCTGAAGCCAGGACAAAGTAGTTCAATAATCGTGTTGCCTACTGTTAATCATTGCCT